AGTCGTCAAAGCAACGACGGTAGAACGGCTTCCATGACTTAACACCCGGGAGACCGACTGCGGGGAGCTCTGCCTGGAGTAGCGAAAGCCTATCGATTTCGCCTTCCGTAACACAAATGAACTCATGTGCTTGAAAGAAGCTCTCAACTCCGTAGATATTCGTTTCGAAACCGGACAGGTTGAGATACTTTGGTGCTGACGTTTCTCCGATTGCGCGGAACTTAAGATTAACGACACCAGCTCTGGTGACATACGGAATGCTTAGCCTTCCTGTGTACTGCTCTTGTCCCGGAATTGGGTCGTCTACGTATCCAAGCATCTCATTTCCAGCGAGATCCAGAGATATTCCGCGCTCGTCCAGGTAGTCTATTGCCTTCCACAGGCTTTGGTTGTACGTCCTCGCCGAAGTGTCGAGCAGCCGCCTCTGCTCGTTCGAGAGCAGCATGGTAATCCAGTCCCTCCATCTCCATCACGAGTTGTACAGCATTCCAGCCTTTCCCACACACGTGGCAGAACATGTGGTTCTGCTGGGTGTTCACACCTGCACTAGCGTGGTCGTCATCGTGGACAACGCAGCGAATGCGTTGCCACACTGGTCGGTCTGGCACAGACACGCCGTAGTGGTCAAGGACTGCCCTAATCATGACACCCAGTCTCCCAACCGTTGGATAATCATAGCGTCATCCCAAGACTGACCCTTGACCTTCACCACAAGCAGACCGCCAGGGACCCGAGAGAGCCCTCTGTGGGCTCTGTAAGCCTCTCGCTGTGCCTTCAGGTCCCTCCACCACACCTTGACCCTGCTAGCGCTCAGAGCGCGCTCTGAGCCATCCTTAGAGCGGGGTGCGAAAGTCTTGAGCTGAACCACTATTGGTGAGCTGTAGGACAGTTGGACCGTGAGGTCTCCCTCATCCTCTGTACCCGCCAGATGCAGGCGTTCGGAGATGAGACCATGGTCTCGGAAATACTGGAGCAACTCCGCCTCAGCGGCAAAACCGTAACGCTTGTTGTTCAATGCAGTATTGGTCATTAGAGCCCCAAAAACGACTTGAACAACTCCGTCTGCTCACCAAGGTTGTAGTACTCGATAAACACCCAATCCTCACTCAGGTGTTTGCGAACATCTGCGAGCAGATCGAGGAGAATGAGCGCTTCATACTCGGACATCTCAAGAATGACCTTCGGCTCTTTGTCGGTGCTAACAATCTTCTTAGCCTTCATTGCATGTCCTCAAACCAGCATTGAGAGGGATCGGTCTTCAGAGAGAAGTATTCCTTGCCAGAGGGGTCCTGTTTCCCGTGGCGGTTCTTCACCGCACAGATGCAGATGTTCTTAGTCCACGGCTCAGGAGCCACATTCAGGATCAGCGCTGGCAGTTGAGACACCTTCTGTAGGATCGCCGCACGAGGCGGAACAGGATTTCCCTGAACCGCCTCGCTAGCGTGGTGCACTAGGATAACACAAGCGGAATAGTCACGGGCAATTCCGGCCAGGTAGTCAACAATACGCAGGGCCGTACTATGCTCGTTGTCCTCGGTGTAATTCATCTTCATGAGGACGTCCACAACCACCAAGACCGGAGGGAGACCAAAGACCTCGTTGAAAGCGTCGAGTTCTTCCTCAACCTCTGGCAAAGTGGGATTGGGGTTGAAATTCCACTTGATGTGATCAGTGTCAGTGAGCATGGTACTTGCCCACTGTGGCTGCTGGTGCATCCGCTCTTCAATTCGCTCTGTCGGAATCCGCATTCTGCGGGCGATAAGCCGACTGGCCATGGTGGTCTCATCACTGTCATTCGAGAAGTACAGTGTGGGAACCTTCCATGCATCGGCCAGAGCGAGGGTGACCTGGGTCTTGTAGGACCCAGGCACACCCGCGATCATGCAGAGGCTGCCTCGACGGAACTTGATGCCATTCGCTGTGAAGCTGGTGAACACCTCAGGAAGGGCCTCTCCACGGTTTCCTTCCTGTCGTAACGTCTTGGCAAGCGACAGCACTAGTCCTCCTTGTCGGCTCGCTCTGCGAGGTAGAGAAGAGACTCCTCAACATCCTGAATGTGCGGACGCAGGCTCACAGAGATCAGAATAGCGTCTGCCACGACCTGCTGCCAGTCGTACTCTCCAACCTCTGGGAAGTGCTCCCAACCGATAGCTTCCTGCTCCAACGTGTACCGGATGGATTCAGCCGCCAGGTGGTGGCTCACCACGTTCTTGGCGAAGTCGATGTTCATCTCCGCCATTAGTAGACCCACCCCTGATCTCCTGACTTCAGCCACTTCGCCGGGCACTGCTGAGCCTTGTCCTGGTGGGTGCAGAAGTAGGCCTGCCACGGACCCTTAGCGCTCTGTCCCTTGGCATGCTTACGGGGGCCGTGAGCACAGTCGAACGGGCCGACAGTACCACTAGGCTGAGTGTTCTGAGGCGCCGTCTGGCCCGCCACAGGTGCAGCAGGGTATACCTGGTTCAGATCTGCCAGGGCGGTCTCCAGGAGCTCCAGACGGGCCTCTCCAGTAAGAGCATCCGGCCCGAAGAGCTCATCCTCAGTGAACGTCACCTCAGCATAGCTGTACTGCTCACGACCGGGAAGCCGGTAAACGATGTTAGCCATTCTCATTCCTCCACAAGCTCTATAGCGGGGTAACTCTTCCCCATGAACTCATCATCCTCAGCGAGCTGAAAGTCACCGAGGTCAATCTTAGCGCATGCCCAACACAGTCCGGGAATCTCTTCGTAAGCGAATTCCTCAGCCTCTTCCTCGCTGTCCGCCTCCACCGTGGCGGTGAATCCGGCGGTAGCCACGAAGTTGACCAGGTATTTAGCCACGATCCTTCTCCCTCAGGTAGGCCTCTCGCGCAGCAATGTAATCTGCAAATGTCATTAGGCTGCCACCATCGGCACGCCACTGGAGCCAGTCAGACCGCCTCTGGTTGAGCCAGAGGTGAAACTCATCCTCGTTACCCACCAAGCACCTTCTCGATCGTGTAGAGGTTCGCATCCTTGCCTCCGAAGGAGGCGCATCCCTGATTCACAGGGCAGTAGTTGCACAGGTTGGTCTTGTGGGGTAGAAAGACCTTGTTCTGGACTCCACGCTTCAGTTGTACACCAAGACCAGCGAGGTAGTCAACCGTGTATACCGAAAGGTTATAAATCTCGCTCATCTTGTTCAGCCGGGGGTTGAAGTACGCCCCGAAGTTGGGGCGCTCTCCATACTGCACTTCCATGCCCACGGCATAGGTGCCTAGCTGAAGGTCATTGTCCGGCATCCTGCTGCCGGTCTTGAGGTCTACTACAACCAGTGCCCCGCTGTCCGGGTGCTCAAACACCCGGTCCACAGAGCCGAGCATCTTCCACCCGCCGAGCTTGACATCGATCGGCAGTTCCACTGCCGGACCGTACATCTCCACGAAGTTGGTGTCGTGGTCGTAGCCGACCACAGCCTCATCCCAGATCTTCCAACCAGAACTACTCCGCCAATCGATGTAGTTCTGGGCGAACTGAGGACCAAGGTCCATCCAGGCGAGGTAGTCCTCGCCATCAGGCCGTGCCTTCTTCTTACCAGCGGTACGCCACTTCGTCAAGTCCGGAAACTTCTTGGACTGCGCCTCCACCTCCTTGGTGAACACCTCAGCCCATAATTGGTCTAGACCACTTTCTTGGAATTTTTCCGGCTCTACGTCATAGATCTCCGTCAGCGTGTGCACGCTGCGGCCACCTACGAACCACCAGGACGGCACCTGAGGAACCTTGGCAATCTTCTCCAGGAAGTACCGCTGTCCGCAGTCCATATAACCGGACAGGGCAGAGTAGGAGAAGTGGGGTGGGACGAAGTCCTTAGTCATTTTTCACATCGTCTCGGTAAGCCCTGGCCATCTCGCCTACCCTGCCGATAGAGGTAGCTTCCTCTGGAGTCAAGCTAATTGTACCCGAAGTCACTCCATCAATCCAGTGCACAAACACCTCGTGCTTGGACTTGTCGTGTGTAACGGACACTTGAAATAACCTTCGTTTAGGCACTCTTCCCCCTCGGGTTCAGCTGTCGCTTCAGCTTCCGCATGGCAGCTGTACGAGCGGAGGCGATCTCTCCTTCGGTAACGCCCAGCCGTGAGGCGCTGGCAGCCACGCTGAGCTCCTCGTAGAACTGGTCGGTCACAACCTCCCGCTGGAACTCTGGGAGGTCCTGTATGGCCCTCCAGAGCCGCTCCTCGCGGGCGCTGGGAACAGACGCCATGTACACATCCTCGGCAGAAGCCATGGAAGGTAGTATCCTCTCGTCCAAAAGATGGGCCTCCCCCTCTGGGTTCGGCTGGTACAGGCCGACAGACCGGGTGGCCTGGAGACCTGCGACGCGAGCCTTCTCTGTCTTGTACTGGTTCTTCCCGTGTCGAAGACCGTGCATGTCTAGGAGTACCCAGTTGGCGTTCATCCTAACCAACTTGCCGAAGGTTGCTCCCTGGTCGTTTGACACCACCTTCTTCGGAGGATACCGTACCAGTCGTGCGAGCACCTCCTGTAGGATGTCCTCGTACTCCTGCCCTGGTACCTTCCACCTGCGTGCCTGAGCACGCGTTACACG